CTAGTTCATGGACATTATGTGGACACTCCCGCGCATTGGATTAAATCGTATGGCATCAGTCAGATAATCTGGGGCGAAGTGCGCATATGTCATTGTTTGCTCAATTGTCGTATGCCCCAAAATGCGCTGCAGCGTGATGATATTTCCACCGTTTATCATGAAATGCGTTGCGAAGGTATGGCGTAAAACATGCAGTGCCTGACCTTTCGGTAAGTCTGGCTTTACCTTCCGCAGAACATCACGAACCCGTTCATAGTTGGTATTGAACAATTTCCCCGATTTACGTGTGAGGATATAGTCCGCGATTTCCTTTGATATCGGTACGGTTCGAGCTGGACCAGTTTTGGTTTTAACAAACGTTACACGGTTACTTATAACGTGTTCAGCTTTGAGATTACTGGCTTCTCCCCATCGTGCACCTGTATTCAGGCACAGAACGACAACCCTGCGGTCATCACCGGTAAGAGCAATCAGTAAATTGCGGATCTCTTCTTCAGACAGAAACGACATTTCTGTATTTTCCAGACGCAGTTTCTTCACCGCATGGAATGGATTTTCGTGGTGGAACTCCTCCATATCGATCAACAGACTGAACATGCTGGACATGACACAGAAATCCCTGTTAACCGTTCCGGCTGAAACTCCGCTGTGAAGCCTTTCCGCACGATATTTCATCAGAAAATTACGGGTAAGTTCGTATACTCTAGGTTCGGCCATTTCACGATTGATTTTATCCAGGCGCTTTTTATATGAGTCACCATAATTGTGATTCTTCCCGTGATAACTCCACCATATGGCAATCAAATCAGACAGTAGTCTTCTGTCAGCGGGTTTGTCCTGCCACTCTTTATCGTGGAAATTTGTCAGAACATACTTTTCATATGCCTGAGCTTCCGCTTTACGACTAAATTTGCGGCGAATTCTTCTCCCTGAAGTTCCGCGCGGTCTTACGTCCACTTCAAAACGACCATCATCGAGCTTCTTAATCGACATAGCGAAGCCCTCCGATATTTGAGTCATTATGTAAATTTTGCTCTAACGCATAGAAAAACCAGATGTTTAGCCAATTTTTCGGGGTGAGCGGGATAATGTTTTGTTGTCTTGCCCATCAGGGGAGAGAGACGGGGATATCTGTCCCGCAACTGGTGCCGTTTTATCTGTCATTAGCCAGAGTGTGTATTTTTCGAATTGTGGGTGTTTCAGTACTACATCAAGAATTGCTAACCCAACCTCCCTCTGGCCGCTTTCATAGTTCTTAACCGTACTCAAAGCGATACCGATCATCTCTGAGAAAGATGATTGTGTTAGCCCTTCAGCTTTCCTGATTTGTCGCAATTTCTGAGCATGAGTCCTTGACGAGGTATTCATGTGTAGACTATCCTTGCGTAAAGTCTTCTTTAGAAGACCAAAACAAACCCTAATACGTCTTAAAGCGTACTAGGAACCTAAACTAACGGAGGATATCACAGATGAAGGAGCTAGCAGAAAACGCGCTTTCAGAGTTGGTGACCCCTGAGCTTTTTGCTGAATATATCGGCAAAACACCAGCTGCAATTCGCAAGATGGCCACGGCTGGAAAATTGCCGGTGATCCGAATGAAAGACCCTCAGAACCCATCAAAGAAAGGTGGTGAAATTTATATTCATCGTGGCGAGTGGGATGCTTATGCGGAACATCTTGCAAAAGAAGCTCCCCCGGAATGGCACGATTGGAAAAATCGGCTATTCACAACTGAAAAATCCAGAAATCAGAATTAAATATTAACTTCATTAGATAATGTGAAATTAACTATGAAAAGCAAATATGCCACGCTTATTCGGAATTTGTTGCAAAGCTATCACGCACAGGCAACAGCGATTGATAAAGAAAATTTCTCTGTCCACAGTGACGGTATTCATTTGATGGAGTTGAATCTTCAGTTGGCTAAGTGTCTGGAAGGAATATCCGCAACAGCACGATTTAATAATGATGTTGATGATTTTGCCGAACTTCACAAAATTACACTGATGGCATTTAATGGTGATATACCAACGGAAGATAATATTCCAGTGCTCTCGTCTCTTGCTTCAGGAGTAATGAGAAAAAACAATTCTAATCTGAAAGCTGTTTAACATTAAGGGAATGCCATGAAACATTTAATGATTGACCTTGAAACAATGGATAACAAACCAACTGCTGCAATTACTTCTATAGGTGCGGTATTTTTTGACCCTGCATCAGGGGAAATGGGGGCAACGTTTTATCGTAATATTATGCTGGAGAGCAGTGTTGCACATGGCTGCACTATAGGTGCTGAGACAGTTTTGTGGTGGATGCGGCAAGAGCCGGAGGCTAGCCGTGCATGGCTTTATGGTGGAAGCCAGGACTTGCGTGATGTAATTGAGGATTTATTAACCTTTATTAATAATAATTGTGATACACATACTTTACAGGTGTGGGGAAAAGGACCCAGTTTTGATAATGTAATTCTTCGGAATGCAGTAGAAAAGTGCGGCTATCGTTTTCCATTCTGGAATTTTTGGAATGACCGTGATGTAAGAACGGTTGAACAGTTGGCAAGAGATTTGGGTCTGAATATCAATAAAATTATCAAATTTGAAGGGGTTCCTCACCATGCCCTGGATGACGCTGTTCATCAGGTGAAGGTTGTCTCTTATGTCTGGATGTATTTACTAAAAATATCTAGTGTGAAGTAACTATGCTGAAAGTGACCTCTCATGCAAGTGAAAGTGTCATTAACAAGGCATTTTCAGCGCTGACAGAATATTACAGTGGCAAAAAAATATATCAGGTTATTAAGCCGAATCATTATTTCTCTGTTCATGTCTCCTATCGCTGGCGATTACTTAGCAAGGATAAGGGCAGAAGCTGGGAGTTAATGACACATGAAAGATATAACAAGCAGTACAGAATATAGTTTTTGCCTTTTATTCATTATTTCACACATGGATTATATATGAACGCAACGATACAACAGGACGTTGTGCGCCGTCTTGTTCAGGATTTTGAGTTTAAAGAGCGGGATAAGTATTTGCAGCAGGGTGTATGCCCTAAGTGTCGTAAGCGCGAATTATTCACCAGCATAGATAAGCCCTGGATTCTGAAGTGTGGCCGCGAAAATAACTGCGGCCATCAGGTCGTTGTTAAAGAACTGTACCCGGATATTTTTGAGGACTGGTCTACGCGGTATCAGGACACACCAGAAACACCACACGCAGCTGCTGAGGCGTATCTGCGTGAGGCCAGAGGGCTGGATACCGAACCACTGAAGGGTTTCTTCACCCAGGGTGCGTTTGCCAAAGATAATATGGGTTCGGCAACGGTTAGATTTAAGCTGTCCTGTGGTGCCATATGGGAACGCATTATTGACCAGCCCCAACGCTTTGGTAAGCAAAAAGCCAATATCAAAGGGAGCTATGTCGGTCACTGGTGGGTGCCACCTTCTGTCAATCTGCTGGAAGTGAATGAAATCTGGATCACTGAGGGGATATTTAATGCGCTGAGTCTTTGCCAGGCAGGTTTACCCGCCGTTGCCACGCTGAGCAGTAACAACTACCCGCTGGCCGCACTGGATACCCTGGCCAAAGAACTGGGTGAAAAACCGCGCCCACGCCTTGTATGGGCGTTTGACGGCGATAAGGCCGGCACAAAGCATACGCTGGCGTTTGCTGCCCGTAGCGAGGCTGCCGGCTGGAAAGTTCGCGCGGCGCAGCCGGTGAAATCATCCTCCAGTCTGGACTGGAATGACTTGTTACTGCGTGGCCGATTCAGTAAATCGGACATCAAAAATTATCGCTACTATGGCGATATTCTGCTGGCGAAAAGCCCGACTGAAAAAGCGCTGCTCATGCATCAACATAATGAGTGGCATTCGTTCTATTTTGAACACAATTCCCGCATGTACTGGTTTGAACTGGATCTGGACAGGTACATGCGAGCCTATGAGCGAATCAGTAGCACCGCTAGCGAAGTTATCCAGGACTGGGAAGCCAAAGAACGTGCGGTGAAAGAATCTGGCGGCGTGACAGAAATTGCTAACTGCTGGCTGACTCCACTCTATTTCCAGCGTTCTGAACCTACTGACGAGTCCTGGTATTACGTTAAGGTCAACATGCCGAACCGGCCAGCAGTGAAGGATACCTTCACTGCGAACCAGCTCACCAGCTCCGCCGAGTTTAAGAAACGTTTGCTGCATATCGCCAAAGGGGCGGTATACACCGGCAGCACCAAACAGCTGGATAAGTTCATCCAGATGCGCCTTCCTGAAATAAAAGAGGTTAAGACGCAGAATTTTATCGGCTACAACAAAGATTATTCTGCGTGGCTGTTTAACCGTGTGGCCGTGTGCGATGGCCGGCTGTATGAGATGAACGATGAAGACTATTTTGAAATCAATCACGCAAGTGTAAAAAGCCTGAGCCTGACACCATCACTGGATCTGAATCCAAAGCTGAATGAATTTACCACGGGCTGGATTGACGATATCTGGACGGCATTTGGTGAAAAGGGGTACGTGGCGCTGGCGTTCTGGCTGGGGTCGCTGTTTGCCGAACAAATCCGGGAGCGCGATAAGTCATTCCCGTTTCTGGAAATCGTGGGTGAACCGGGGACAGGTAAATCCACGTTGATTGAATTTCTGTGGAAGCTCGCCGGCCGTGAAGAATACGAAGGGTTTGATCCTTCTAAATCCACGGCCGCGGCGCGTGGGCGAAACTTTGCCCAGGTCGGCAACCTGCCGGTTGTGTTAATCGAAGGCGACCGCACCACGGATAATGCCAAGCAACGCGCTTTTGACTGGGATGAGCTGAAATCGCTGTATAACGGCCGCGCTTCCCGTGCTGTGGGGATAAAGTCCAACAATAACGAGACATACGAACCGCCATTCAGGGGCAGCATTGTGATCGCACAGAACGCCGATACAGACGGCAGTAAGGCGTTTCTGGAGCGTATTATCCATATCTATACAGACAAGCGTGGGCAGTCTATTCAGACGCGCCATGCCGCAGAACGACTTGAACAACTCCCCGTTAGTCAGGTATCCGGATTCACACTACTGGCCACTATGCGCGAAAAAGAAATCATGCAGACGTTCGGCAAGGGGTACGAACGCGCCAGGAATGAGCTGGAGTCTAACAGCAATATTCGCCATATCCGTATTGCAAAGAATCACGCGCAGCTTGTGGGCTTGCTGGAGGCGCTTGCGCTTGTTGTGCCGGTGCCGGTTGAGCGCATAGAAAAAACGCGTGAAGCCATCACCGCATTGGCCATTGAACGTTGTCAGGCGCTTAAAAAGGATCACCCGATGGTGCAGGAGTTTTGGGAGCTGTTTGATTACCTGGATGAACTGGCACCCTATGGCATCAACCATTCATCAGATGAAAATGAAATTGCAGTTAATTTCAACCACATGGAAGAAGTTGCGGCAGCACACCGGCAGCGTATTCCATTCACGTTAACGGAAATTAAAAAGCTGCTTAAAAACGGTAATGAACGGCGGTTCATCAGACAAAGCACCACGCGCAGCGCGGTAAGTGAGCGCCATAACCGTGGTAAAGGGGATATGCAGAGGATGCCGGAAACGTTCCGGTGCTGGATATTTAGTAGGGAGAAATAGGATTATGTCTGACTGGTTATTATGGGGAGCATCGCTTGTTCTGGCTTTGCTTTCAAAAGTCGTGAGAAAAACGGATCACGATGTAGTCACTTTATTTTGCATCATCATTGCTTGTGCAATTGGTTATGGTCTGGCCACATTCTCATTTATAAATATGCTTCAGGAACCTTGACGGATAACAGAAGTAAAAAAAAGCACCAATACGGTGCTTTTTTCTAAGCGGCTGCTGTGCCGTCCTGACTTAAAAACTTGAGCATCAGCTGTTTTTGCTGCATATCAAGGCTATTGCAGATAGTGGCGATCAACGCATCGCTGGATTTGGCGCTGGGGCTGATGGTATGTGAGAACGTCATATTCATCACAAAAGTGTGACCGCATTCAACATCAGTACAGGCGCAATATAAATCTGACAGCTCCTTGTGTTTTCTGGCTGTTTTTTTGATAACAGCCCTTGCCTCACATACCGGACAGTAAACCTTCATTACCCGCATATCCATCGCTCCGGAAGTTGGAAAACGATGATATTTTAGCCTTTTTTCGGACATTAATCACCTTCCAGCTCACTGTCTTTCAGGAAATTAAGGTACAGGTGGGGTGGTACATCACTTTCCTGCTCCACTGCGGCGGTGAACATGCGCTGAATAGGTAAAATCTCCGCTTTACGGTAGGTTTTGGCCGCTTTCTCAATATCTCCCATCACAGCCCCGTTCGTGGGGATAATCCCCGCCAGACCGGCCGGGAAACGGTGTGCGGTGAGTACGTCCTGAGCGCTGATGCTTTTTACGTTCTGAAACTCATCTTTGGCGCTGATATCACCAATCGGGATAAATTTAATGGCATCCGGATCGCCTTTGGGGATATTCACAAACATGGTGCTGAAATTCCCGATCCCCTTCGACTGCTCCAGCTTCTGAATGATTTCTTCTTCCACTTCATCGGTCATGTTCGGGTCATTAGAATAGAGCACACCGCCCGTATGTGCGCCGTTGTGATAGTAACGCCGGCGAAAAATCGTGGCTTCACCGTTGAGCAGGGCGGAGTGGATGCCGCTGATGTAATCTGGCAGACCATAAATCGCCTGTTGCGGATCGTACTGCCTGAGAAAAATAATATCTTCAGGCGGGTAAATCATCGGTTCACCCTGCTGCAGCACAACAAATTCCCCGGTCTTACGCTGGCGGGTATAGAGTGCCGGCAGCGGGTACAGTGCGACCACATCCCCCCAGCCGTTACGTACCTTGAGAATGGCCACATCACCGAACGTCAGCCAGTCAAACACGGCCGCGCCAAGCTGTTCATGGGTCAGGCCGCCGCCATCATAATTTGCTGTCACCATATTGCGACGGGCATACAGTACGCCTCCGTGTTGTGCGTTCAGGTTCACCAGTTGCGCCAGTGCCAGCCTGTCAATCGGGAGCGTCCAGTGTTCCGCCTCATTGTCATACCAGACGTCTGTATAGTTCGTGCCGGTCGTCAGAATGGGTTCTGGCTTACCCAGGGTGATAAGGCTCATATGGCGCTGTTTGGCAACGGTGCGGCGTTCCCTGTATTTCCGTTTTTTCATGCTGCTTTCCCTAAGTTACCCCAGCGTGATTTACGCTGGTTTTCAAAGTTTAATGGTTCGTTGTCAATGGCATGGGCGATAGCCCAGAAACTGTCAGCGTGGCCGGTTTCAGCTGTACGGTCGGCAACAAACGTCATGGCGTTACCGCTGGCCGTGGACGTTCTGCGGATGGTCATAAAGCTGGCGGCGATTTCGGTTTTCTCCTTGTCCCATTCCACGCGGTTGTCTTCGATAACGTCGATCATCTTCATCACCAGGCGGTTTTTCGTTTCCACGCCGTAGCGGATAGCCACTGCCTGACGCATGGCAAAGTGCTGAACATCTTCAAATACACCACTCCCCAGCCCTGTGATATCAATGCCGATGTAAGTCATGTTGTACTGGCCAAACAGTTTTTTGATTTGTGCCGCCTGCCATTTCCAGTTCATACCCTGCCAGTGGAATACACGCAGCACGCGAAATTTTTCGACGGCCACTATCGGCGGGGCGACAATGACAAAGGTTGAAGTGTCGCCGCTGCGAGCCGGGTCATAACCCGCCCACACTTCACGATTGCCAAACGGCCGGGGCAGGTCTTCGTCATGATCCTCCCAGATATCCGGATCAATACAGCAGCGTTCCACATGGGAGAACGAAAAAACGCTGTCCTTGCTGTCCACGAATACACACATGTACAGCATGTTGAAGGTGTCGCGGTTGTAGCGATTGCGCAGCTTTTCGATGCTGGCCAGATTGAACCCGCCCGCAATCGCATCTTCCAGCGTGATGATGTAGCGCCACTGGCCATCAGGACATAATCGTCCGCCGTCACGCAGCTCCTTCTCTGTTGGGAACGCCACGCGTGCGCGTTTCTTGTCGCCGCGTTTCCATTCCTCGCCCGTCCAGAACGGGTAAGCCTGGTGTGTTTTACTGCTGGGGGTGGAAAAGTAGGTGGTGCGCCATTTGTCGTGTGTGGCCATTGCGCTGGCCACTTCGTTTAATTTTGCAAAGTTGGGTACCCAGAAATATTCATCACAATAGAGATGGCCACTGTATGACTGGGCGGTGTTCTTATTGGTGGACAGGAAGCGCAGCTCCGCGCCGTTGGACAGGCGGATGGGGTTGCCTGTCAGTTCCACGCCGAAATACTGCTCCGCAATATTGACGATATAGCTGCGGAATACTTCAGCCTGAGCCTTTGACGCGGACAGGAAGATTTGCGGATCACCTGTCATAACCGCATTCTCAAAGGCTTCTATTGAGAAATACCAGGTTGCGCCAATCTGGCGACTTTTCAGGATATTCCTGATTTGCTGATGGAGATTGGCGCGAAGGTGTTTCTGGTAGCCGAAAAGGTGCTCGAGCGCGAACCGGTCAAAATCTTCCTGTGTCAGTCCGCTGATATCATTCTTTTTGTACTTGCCACGTTTCCGGGGCTTTTCGTCTCCACCGGACTGGCGGGAAGCCGGCGCATCACTTTCGCTGTGCTTAATTTCTGCCAGCTTTTCCTGATGCTTATTGTGCTGTGCTCGCAGTTTAACGAGATGAGAAACGAGGCTGTCCAGCTCCCGCAGCTCCAGCTCCGATTTCCCTTCACGTAATGTCAGCGACTGAATGCGGCGGTTTAATGCATCTTCGGTTGATTCGTGGCTGAGTAATTCCGCCCAGCAATATTTCTCCGCCCAGTAATAGACAATGCGTCTGTTAGGCAGATTAAGTTCACTGGCAATTTCCTGCGGGGTATAACGTTTTAAATAAAGCGCCCGCGCAACGCCTTTTAATTCTTCTGAGTATTTAGCCATGCACACATTATGCACGGGCGTTTCTTTATTAAATCCTGCTTTATTTCTGATGTGTTCGGTTAATTGTTTATATCCGAAATGAAGTGAATGCGGCGGTTAATTTAATTGGCGATACTGAAAACCGCAGCAGGAAGGGAGGCAATATGTCAGGTTCACAGCTGGCAACAAACTGGATTTGTATCGCTACTGCGGGTGAAACGGTGGATAAGCGAACCATTGAGGAACAATGGTTACTGGATGCTGCCGAGTTATATGACTACTCACTTTATCCTGCCTTGTTATGGCCGGAACATACCCGTAATTACGGAAATATGGGTGAGGTACTGGAATTAAAAGCTGAACGTGATGATGAAGGAATCTTGCGTTTATATGCCCGTCTTTGCCCGGCTATTTCATTGCTTCAGGCAAATGCAAAGGGTCAGCTTTTATTTTTATCACCGGAGTTTACCCCGGACGGTAATTTCAGAAGTACAGGCAAAACCTATCTTGAGGGGCTGGCTGTTACTGACAGTCCGGCTGGGGTAGGTACCACTCGGCTACGTTTCAGCCGCACCAAAGGAAAACGCATCGGTCCATATAAACCGCTGGCGTTTGATGAAGTCAGGGAATTTAAAAAGGAAAAGGGAATGTCAAAGACCGCGAAAAAGGGCTGGCGCCATTTTTTCAGTATTGAAGAACCAGAAGAGATCAAGGATCAGGAAACATTACAGCCTGATGCTTTACAGGCACTCGCTGAAGCGCTGGATGCGATTGATAAGCGTGTATCAGCCATTGAAACCCGTTTGGGTGAGGCGGAAGAAGCGGTATCTGATGTGCAGGAAGACGTGGACACCGTTAAGGAAGTGGTGGATACCGAAGATTTCGCGCGTCTGGTCGGCAACCTGCCGGAGCTGGTGAAGGGCTTCAGCAAGCTGAACGATAAAATCACCAGGCTGCCAAGCAAGCAGTTCAGCAAGGGCAAAAAAGGCTTCAACTTCCTGTAAGGGATGATGCTGATTTTCTCTAAGGAAAATGAATATGCAATTGAATGCAAAAGCCCGTGAGTTTCTGCGTCAGTACCACAACGGGCTGCGTGAATCCTACGGGGCGACCGATGGCGACCGCTGGTTTGCACTGACCGACCCGAAAGAAACCCAGATGCGCAATGCGCTGCTGGAAGAATCATCTTTCCTGAATCTGTTGACGGTTGCTGATGTTGACCAGTTACAGGGGCAGGTGGTGCCGGTTGGCAGTTCTGGCCTGTATACCGGGCGTGTTCTGGATGGCCGTTTCCGTAAAAAAGTGGGCGTCAGCGGTAATGATTACAAGCTGGTCGAAACGGATTCGTGTGCCGCGCTGACCTGGCAACTGCTTTCTGTCTGGGCGAACGCCGGCGATGAAAACGAGTTTTTCCAGCGTGTCCAGGAATTCACCAATCAGGCGTTTGCGCTGGATATGCTGCGTATCGGCTTCAACGGTAAATCTGTTGCTGAAACTACGGATGCCGACAAGAACCCGAACGGCGAAGATGTGAACAAAGGCTGGCACCAGATCGTTAAAGAATGGGATGGCGGTAAGCAGATTGTCACTGATGCGGTTGTGCTCGATGGTGACGGTAAAGGCGATTATGTGTCACTTGATGCAATGGCATCCGACCTTATCAACGCCAAAATCCCGGCACAGTTCCGTAATGACCCGCGTCTGGTGGTTCTGGTGGGGGCTGACCTGGTGGCTGCTGAATCTTTCCGTCTGTACCAGAAAGCCGATAAACCGACTGAAAAGATTGCCGCACAGCTGCTGTCTGACAGTATCGCCGGCCGTACGGCGTATGTTCCGCCGTTTATGCCTGGCAAACGCATGATTGTTACCACACTGCCTAACCTGCACATCTACACCCAGCGCGGCACGCGTCAGCGTAAAGCGGAGTTTGTGGAAGACCGTAAGCAGTATGAAAACAAATACCTGCGTAATGAAGGTTACGCCGTGGAATACCCGGAACTGTACGCCGCATTTGATGAAAGCGCGGTGACAATTGGCGCGGTATCAGCGGGCGAGTAAGGGGGAACTGATGCAACTGTCACCGGCACAGCGACACAGTGCACGTATAGCGGCGGAGCGGTTACTGCGTCAGCAGCAGTCACTTGACAGCGAAACCAGTCTGCATGTCCAGATTGCCGCGCTGGAAAAGGATGTGGCAGCGGCCGCAGCGATTAGCAACCGTGCGGAGCGCATGGAGTTCAAGCGTGATGTGCTGTTGCCCCGCTGGATGCCGACCGCACAAACCTGGCTGGAAAGTGACAGTACGCATCAGAATCCCGTTTTTGCCTGGTGTGTCGTCTGGCTGTTTGATACCGGCCAGTTCGATCAGGCGCTGGACTGGGCGGATGTGGCCATCGAACGGGGACAGGAAACCCCGGCCGAGTTCGGCAGTGCGTTCCCGGTGTTTGTGGCCGATACGGTACTGGCCTGGGCGGAGACGGAAGCCGCACAGGGGCAGGATGTGGAGCCGTATTTCAGCCGTACGCTGGGAAACGTTATGCAGCACTGGAATGTGTATGAGGTCATTAAGGCCAAATACGTGAAGTTTGCCGGTCTGCACCTGCTACGCGATGAGAACGGAGAGCCACGCGCAGCGGCAACGGAAGACAGGGATGTATTGCTCCGGGCGAAGGATTTGCTGGAGCAGGCGAAGGGATTCGACCCTAAATGTGGCGTTGGCACGATGTTGCAGCGTATCGCTGCCCGTCTGCGGGCGCTTGAAAAATAATCATCGGAGAGTTCAAAAATGGCGTTTAAACATTCTCTTGGGCAAGCAGTGAAGATTTCTGTCAGCGGTGAGAAAGGGCATGTGAAAGCCCGAGCAGAATACACCCACTGCTGTAATCAGTATCTCATCCACTATCAGGCCGCTGATGGCCGTGCGGTTGATTCGTGGTTTGAAGAAGGCGAGATTCAGGCCGCAGTCAGCGGCGAATAAGACTACCGACCCGAAAGCGGGCGCGGTGGAGGGGATCGCATCAGCGTATCGCCCGTGGAAACCGGCCAGCCCGCTTTTTTCCGGAGGAACAGGATGTTCAGCGGAACCGCAATTGATTTTGATGATGCCATTCTGACGAATGATGGCTTCTGGCCAGACCTGAGCGTAAAGGATTTTCAGTCCCAGCGTGCTATTCCAGCCGATATCGACGCAGCCACCATCCGTCAGGCGTTACTGACCGCAGCTGGTGAAATCAATGATGATCTGGTCAGGGTAGTGGCAGAGTGTCGCCTCAGTGGCCATGCAAGCGCGGCGGACGTTCCGGGCGTTGAGATTGACGGTGAAAATCTGTTGTGCGCCCGTTACCGCAAAGCTGTTTTTGCCCGTGCCAAAGCTGACCTGATGGGCGAGTTTGCGTCTGTTGGTCGCCGTGAAAGCCATCCGGGGCAGGAAAGTGATGAAACCCGATCCAGTCTGATAGCGGAATCCACGCTGGCGGTACGGCGTATTAAAGGGCTGAAACGCATCACGGTGGCCATGATATGAGCCAGCTCACCGAATTAACGGATTTTCTCATTGCGAACATGCCCAAAAGGGCAATGCAGGGCTTTGACAGCCAGATGGATGAAATCGCATTCATCCCGGCACAGCGTGACACCGGGCTGGGGCAATATCGCATTGCCATCATTCGCTATAACGCTGTGCTGACGTGGGAGCGTTATCCCTACCGTGAGTACGATCCCAAAATCCTGATGGCGTTGTTTATGTCGTGGCTTTGCCAGGATGAGCGGGCGCTCTTTGAGGAAACCGGCATTGATGCCGAACTGCCGGAATTTGATATCGAAACCATCGACCAGGAAACCGCCATTATGGTGGTGACGCTGCCAATGGTGGAGGAACTGAATCTGATCCCCGATCCCAAAGGTCAGATCCCGTTTGATGGCCAGCGCTGGAAGCTGGCAAATCCCGAAGTCTGGACGGCGGATGAGGTGACGGTGATCCCCGTTAATGAGGGGCAGGAATGATAAATGGCGAACTGAATCAGGAACAGTTCCGCCAGCTCCAGGAGGCGCTGAAAAAGCTCGATTTGCCTCCTGCCAAACGTCGTCGGCTGCTGTGGCGAATGGCGAAATACGGCGTGGAAGCCGCAGCAAAGCGCAATGTGCGCAATCAGCAGTCACCGGAGGGGGATAAGTGGCAGGGGAGACAGACCCGGCGTAAAGGCAAAATGTTGCGCAATATGCCGAAACTTATCCGCATCCGTGAAATGCCGGAAACGGAGTCTGTCAGGCTGTATCTGACCGGTGGCAATTACCGGAATGCGAAGGGAAATCTGCCTGCCGGCGTGGTGGGTTATGTCCAGCAGAACGGCATGAGCGTAACCGTCAACCGCAAGCAGGTGGAAGGCCGTGAGCAGGGGGATAAACCTGCATCACTGCGACAGGCGAAACGTCTGCGTAAGGCCGGGTATAAAGTCAGGCGCGGCAAGCGCTGGCGCAAGCCCGGATATAAGGAAATACAGGAAAAAATGACCGCCAGACAGGCAGGTTTGCTTATCCGGATACTGGAGGACAAGCCGGTCAAAACATCCTGGCAGATTGATTTACCTGCCAGGGGATTTCTGGGGATCGGTCAGGATGATTTTAACAAAGCGCTGGCGCGACAGCTTCAGGCTATCGGGTTCGGCTGGGATGTTAACGCGCAGGATATCAGGGGGAGATCATGACCTGGCCAATTGTGACCGTAAACCAGGTAAATCAGCTGCTGGGTGAAACCACGGAAGTGGAGCGCACGCTGCTGTTTATCGGTACGGGAACCAAAAATGTAGGGAAAACGCTGGCAGTTAACGCACAGAGTGATTTCGATGCGCTGCTGGGCGAGGGGGACAGCCCATTAAAAAGTGATGTTCTGGCCGCACTGGCTAATGCCGGGCAAAACTGGTGGGGGTTTATCCATGTACTGGCCGCTGACAGTGAGCCGGGGGCGTGGGTTGATGCCGTCAAAGCGGCACAGGTTTCCTGTTCGGTGGAAGGTGTGGTGCTGTCTGATGATGTGGCAGCAAAAGAGCAGATTAACCAGGCGGCAACGCTGCGATCAGAACTGATTGCAAAATACGGTCGCTGGGTATGGTTCATTCTGGCCGTACAGGGAATGCAGGAAGACGAAGCACAGGCGGATTACCTGACGCGTATGTCCACACTTCAGCAGGGTATTGCGGAAAAAGCCGTGCAGCTTGTTCCGCGTCTGTGGGGGCATGAACCGGGCGTGCTGGCCGGTCGCCTCTGTAATCGCGCTGTTACCATCGCTGACAGTCCGGCGCGGGTGAAAACCGGACCATTACTGAGTCTGGGCAGTGACGAACTGCCGAAAGATGGCACAGGAGCAACACTGGAGCTGGCGACCCTTCAGGCGCTGGAGGCACAGCGTTTCAGCGTGCCAATGTGGTATCCGGACTATGACGGCTTTTACTGGTCTGACGGTCGCACGCTGGACGTTGAGGGCGGTGATTATCAGTCGATTGAGACGTTGCGTATTGTGGATAAGGCTGCACGTCGCGTCCGTCTGCTGGCCATCGGCAAGATTGCCGATCGTTCACTCAACAGTACACCGGGCAGTATTGCCGCACACCAGACGCTGTTTGCCCGTCCGCTGCGTGAAATGTCCACGGCGGCCAGCATTAACGGCGTGTCATTTCCGGGCGAAGTGAAGCCACCGCAGGACGGTGACGTGACCATTGTCTGGAAGAACAAAAAGGCGGTGGATATCTACATTGTGGTGCGTACGTATGAAGTACCACTGCAGATCACCATCAGTCTGTTACTGGATTCGAGTCTGGAGGCCAGCGCATGACCAAACGTATTTCAGGGATGTCCTTTGACGTGTATGTGGACGGCGACCTGCTCCACATCGAAAAGATTTCGCTGGATATCACCGACAACAGCGCCGCAGCCCAGACACGCGGTGTCCCGGACGGCTATGTTGACGGCGATGTTGCCGCCGAAGGGGAAATTGAAGTCAGCTCAAAAGTGCTTCAGGTACTGACGGCCAAAGCCCGTTCAGCCGGTTCATGGCGGGGCATTCCCCCTGTGGACTTCCTTTTTTACGCCAAAGCCGGCAGCGAAGAAATGAAGGTGGAATCCTTCGGGAACAAGCTCCAGCTCAACAGTGTTCTGGATGGCGATCCGAAGGGGGGCAGTGTATCCACGCACAAAATCAAATACTTCGTGACCAGTCCGAAGTTCGTCAACATCAACGGCGTACCGTATCTGGAATCGGAAGCCACGGAAAACCTGATTGGATAAGAGGCTGCAAGGATGCAGGAGTATGAAAAGGGGTTCATTGCACTGGCAGTCATGGGGGCAATGATTGCGCTGGGTAAATTACTTAACAGTGACGAGCCGATCACCCTTCGGCTGGTGACAGGCCGCGTCATTGTGGGCAGTGGTTTGTCACTGATTGCCGGCGTGGCGTTGTACTTTGTCCCGGATATTCATCCGCTTGCGCTGGCTGGGTTTGGTTCCGCGCTGGGCATTCTGGGGCAGAACGTGGTGGAAGCCTGGCTGCGTAAACGGGGTTTTACAGGGATTTTTGATAAAGGGACAGGGAAATGACGCTGAGCGAGAAACAACAACGGTTTACATCAATGATTGCTTTATTGATCCAGTATGCCAACGCCAACGGGATGTGGCTGACGTTTGGTGAAGCGTACCGGACACCGGAACAGGCGGCACTGAACGCGAAGAAGGGCAGCGGTATTTCCAACAGTCTGCATACCCTGCGTCTGGCGGTGGATTTTAACCTGTTCGTGAAGGGTGAGTACAAAACCCGCACGGAAGATTATCTGCCACTGGGTGAATACTGGGAGTCGCTGGGCGGGAGCTGGGGCGGACGCTTTAAAACCCGTCCGGATGGTAATCATTTCAGCCTGGAACATAACGGGGTGCGCTGATGGATCGCGTGGTGTCAGGCTGGTTATTCACCCTTGCTCTGGCATTTCTGGCCGGCTGGAAAACAGCCGGCTGGCAGCGGGACAGTATTGATCTGACTGTCTCAAAAGCGGCCGCCGCGACCGGGGAACAGCTGGCGGATATTGCCGGCATATCTGGTCGCCGGCTGGAAGATAAACTGGAGGCACTGAAAAATGCGCCACCGCGTGAGATTCGTACGGAAGTGGTTAAGCCGGTATTTACCAATAAGTGCCTGTCTGATGATTTTGTCAGCATGTACAACGAAGCCGTCACCAGTACCGAACGTACGCTATCAGGAAAACCTGAAAACTAAATGCGTCACGCAGCTGCCACGTCTGAGTGGCACGCAGGGAAAAGACGCAGCGGAATTACTGACACTTTATCTGGAGTTATACGGGCAGTGTGCTGCACGTCATAACGCGCTGGTTGATGAAATTAATTTAAGAGAGAACGTTATTTATGGAAAAAATTAATCTGGTTGTATGTAAAAAAGAAATTACCTTTGAGCCAAATCAGACGGCTTATAATAAATTCATCAATGAAATGGCGATGGATAATAAAGTGGCACCTGCCCACAATTACCTTATCCGCATTGTAACGCCAGAATGTAAAGAAGCGCTGGAAGACATTCTGAAACGTCCGGGCGCAGCCATTCAGCTTGCCGGAAAGGTAAATGAAATTTATGCGCCTGAGCTGGAAATTGAAGTAAAAAACTGACAAAGCGAGTCCGGTCAATTGAACAGAACGGACTCGAACAATATTTAATTTTGCGTCGTCATTATTTACCACACGGTCAGGATTCCGTGGATGATATTTCCGCCGCTATCTGGCTGGATAATCGCCACTGGGAAAATATGCGAATAGCGGTCGCTAACGGAATAGGCACCGCGTTTAAAGGTTCAGGATGAAACAGTTAGATTTTACATTAAGCCTGATTGATAAACTGACGCGCCCGTTAAAACAGGCGCAGAGCAGTGTCACCGGCTTTGCTGAAAAATCAAAAGCAGCCTTTTCGCAGATTGGTGGCGGTGCCGTGGCGTTAATCGGTACAGGGATGGCCATTAAAGGGGCGTTATCGCCGGCCATTGAGATGTATGACGCGCTGAATGATGCAGCGGCAAAAGGTATTGATGACAAAGCATTAAAGACCGTACAGCGTGATGCGCTGCGGTTCAGTACAACCTACGGTGCCAGTGCGGTGGAGTTTGTCAAATCGACCGAGAGCATCAACACCGCCATTGCCGGCCTGACCGGCGATGAACTGCCGAAGGTGACGAAAGTTGCCAACACGCTGGCGTTTGCCCTGAAATCAACATCTGCCGAAACAGCGGAGTTTATGGGGCAGATGTACGGCAACTTTTCCGCCGATGCTGAACGGCTGGGTAAAGTCCAGTTTGCGGAACAGCTGGCCGGGAAAATGGTGTACATGCGCAAGGTCTTCGGCACGGAAATGGGCGTCATCAAAGACCTGATGGAAGGTGCGCGCGGCGTGGGTACCAACTACGGCGTGGGGCTGGATGAGCAACTGGCTGTGCTGGGGCAACTGAACCGCACACTGGGAACGGAAGCCAGCAGCGCTTACGAAGGCTTCATGACCGGAGCCATTGAAGGCGGTAAAAAACTGGGGCTGTCATTCACGGATGCCACCGGCAAAATGCTGTCCATGCCCGAAATGCTGATCAAATTACAGGGAAAGTATGGCAAAAGCCTGGAAGGGAACCTGAAAGCACAGGCGGAGCTGGATGCGGCATTTGGTGACAGTTCGGCGGTGGTTAAACACCTGTACGGCAATGTGGCCTTACTGCAGCGCAATATCACAGAGCTGGGCGGTTCTGACGGGCTGAAGCGGACACAGGAGATGGCAGGGAAGCTGGTGAAACCGTGGGATCGCTTTGTGCAGATCCTGAAAGCCATCCAGACCGTCATTGGACTGACGTTGATCCCTGTACTGTATCCGGTTCTGAATCGTCTGGCCGATATGGGGCAGACCTTTGCCCGCTGGATGCAGCTGTTTCCCAATATTGCGCGTGTGATTGGTTACGTGCAGCTTGCGCTCTTTGGCGTGGCGGCAGCGGGGGCGGTGACAAATATTGTCATGGGCGTCTCAAAATTTATCCTGGTGGGGCTGAAGGGACTCTGGAGCGCCCTGACGCTGGTCACGAAGATATACACCGCCACCGTCTGGATTGCCTCAAAGGCCGTTACAGCCTGGAACCTGACGCTTAAATTTCTTCGTGGCACGCTACTGGCTGTTCGCATGGCGGCGATTATGGCCGGCATTGGCATCAATCTGATGAGCTGGCCGGTGTTGCTGGTTATTGGAGCCATAGCCCTGCTGGCGGCGGGCTGTTACCTGCTGATTAAGCACTGGGATGATGTTAAAGCGGCGGTGATGAATACGGCGGCGTTTACGGCAGTGGCGGGCGTGGTGCAATGGCTGGCTGGCGTGTTCTCCGCTGCGTGGCAGGGGATTAAGGACGGCTGGAACAGTTTTATTGCCCTGCTGGCCGGCTTCTCACCTTCTCAGGCATTAAGCGGGATGGCCAGCGGGATTGTATCCCTGTTTGATAACGTCTGGCAGACCATCAAAGGCGGGTTTCTGAAGTCGTGGAACTGGATCGTCGGACAGCTCAATAAAATTCCTGGCGTCGATATTTCACTGGCGAACGAAGCGCAGCCGGCACTGACAGCTAATACGCTTTCTACTGGCGGGGAATTAAAAGGTGTTGACCGGGGCGGAATCAGCAGCTCTATCAGCAAAAACTCAAAATCAGTAACGGATAACAGCAAAAAAATAGGTGAAGTGCATTTCCATACTAAAGAAGCGCTTTCACCCTCCCAGCTAATGGAATGGCAGGAGCTTAATGCATGAGTGATGTTCTTTATATTGACCTGCTTATTGAGAAGGGCGATTTCTTATTAAATGCCGGAAATGAGCCTGAATTGTGTAATAACCGAAAAAGTATCGGGCAGGACATTATTCACGCCATTATTGAAAGCGGACTGGCCACGCAATTAATTGCAGAGCGAAGCCCGACACTGAGAGCAGATATTTTTACGCAGCTGGAATTACTGGTTGAAAACGATGAACGCATCGTTCCGGGGACAGTGGAAATCAGTGAAGAAAGCCAGAAGCGCCTTTGGGTGACGGCCAGCACTTACGATTTTGGCACACTTTCTTATCAGGTGGACTTATGACGGAAAAGCCCCAGGTTGATTTTGAGGATGTCGTGAAAGCCAGCGGGATGCCGGTGACGGAATCGGAAGTGCGCGAACGCTTCAATGCGATAGCGGCCGAGGAAGGGATCATCACTAACACATCCCGCATGTCACCGTTCTGGCGGCTGATTACGGCCATTGTGACAGCACCGGTGATGTGGCTGAAGGATGTTCTGGTATTCACCGTGCTGGCCAATATGTTTGTGGCCACGGCCAGCGGGAGCATGTTGCGTCTGCTGGCCTGGGCGGTGAATGTCACGGCAAAGCCCGCCAGTGCAGCACAGGGCGCGATCAGGTTCTTTAAAGAAGATGCCAGAGCGGTGGTGACGGTGAAGGCCGGAACGGTTATCCAGACTGAACGCATAAACGGCCGGGTGTATGAGCTGGCGACCACTGAGGATGTGGTGATCCCCTCCGGCACGGCCAGCGCATTGCTGCCGGTAAAAGCGACCGGCACAGGCGGCGCATACAACCTTGCGCCGGGTTATTATCGTATTCTGCCGGTGGCCGTTGATGGCATCAGCCACGTGGTCAGTGAGGAAAACTGGCTGACGGTACCGGGGGCTGATGAGGAAAGTGATGATGAACTGCGGGAACGCTGCCGGAATCAGTTCAACCTGGTGGGCAATTACCACACGGATGCGGTTTACCGTTCAATGATTGCCGGTGTTGTCGGGCTGAGTATTGACCGGATTTTCTTTGAGCATGACGCGCCGAGAGGACCAGGTACCGCAAACGCGTATTTGTTGCTGGACAGTGGGGTGGCTTCCGCGCCGTTTGTGGATGCGGTGAATGATTACATCAATACGCAGGGGCATCATGGCCACGGCGACGATATGCAGTGTTACGCCATGCCTGAAACCCTTCACGATCTGGCCGTGACGGTATACGTCAGAAATCTGACCAACCTGACAGGCGATGAACAGAACAGCCTGAAGAACGGGATTGAAAACCTGATCCGTTGTGCTTTTCGTGAAAATGCGGATTTTGACGTCAGAAAGACGTGGCCATATTCGCGTTTCTCATTTTCCCAACTGGGGCGCGAGATCCATAAAACCTTTTCACTGGCGGATTCGCTGGCTTTTTCACTGGGTGACATTACCAGTGAGCTGAATGTGCCGCGTCTGAAATCACTGGTGGTGAGTCTTGAAAATGAATGAGTTCATGAAAAAGCTGGCCGGAATGGTGCTTCCCTCCTGGATGAATCAGGGGGAGCCGAAGAAGCTGCGGAATACAGCGCGGCGATTCTGGGCGGAGGTTTACGGCTGGATAACCTGGCCGATTAATCAGTTTGATCCGCTGACCTGCACACCGGCATTGCTGAACCTGCTGGCTTATGACCGCGATATTACCCGTTTTGATGGAGAGCCGTTGAGCCTGTTTCGCAAGCGCGTGGCATACGCCTTTATCAATGCGCGTGATGCCGGCTCGGTAGAAGGATTTATCAATATCTTTGAACGGCTGGGGATTGGGTATGTGGAGCTTCTGGAGCGACAGCCAGACATTGACTGGGACGTGATTCAGGTACGTGTCACGGACAGCCAGATTTCGGACAACACGCAACTGATGATCCAGATTATCCGCCAGTACGGGCGAACATGCCGCCGTTATCAGTTTGAAGTGATTACATCTGAGAGCCTGGCAATACGGGCTGGATGGGATCAGGGGGAATATGTGGTTTATCCGGCCACATTAAGCGGTACGGAAACCAACAGCGCGACATTCAGCGCGGTTTTGTAAGGAGTTTGATATGTCACAGACAGCTATCACGCTGGAATTTGAGCAGTGGAAAGCGCAGCAGGGTGCCACTGGCGAACCGGTGGTGCTGGATGAATTTGTGTTTGCGAATGTACCGGGGCTGAATCCGGATGTACCCATTGACCGGAATGAAGCACTGCCAGCTGTGGCGCAGATTGTTCACCGCGAGGCTGTCAGCCGTAAAGGGGTGGTGAATGATAACGCTGTGGTGCATTCCGTTGTGCTGGGCGCGGATGTGGGGGATTTTTCGTTTAACTGGATTGGGCTGATTAACAAGGCCAGCGGTACGCTGGCAATGATTGTTCATGCACCCATTCAGCAAAAGCTGAAAACCAAAGAAGGCCAGCAGGGGAACGTTCTGACCCGTTCGTTTCTGATGGAGTACAACGGCGCACAGGCTGAAACCGGGATTAATACACCGGCTGAAACCTGGCAGATTGATTTCACGGCGCGTATGGCCGGGATGGATGAGCGCCAGCGCCTGGAGAATGCGGATATATATGGTGCTGCAGCATTCTTTGGGGATGGGTATCTGGTCGGAAAAACCGGCAATCAGTTTTTTGTCACCAAAGGCACCGGCTATGTGGCGGGGCTGCGTACATCACTGGCAGAAAATCAAAATATTACCGTGACAACAAAGCCGGTAAAAGTCTGGCTGGATGTGTGCTGGTCGGGGGCGCTGACCAGCGCATGGCGCGTTCAGAGCAAAATCACTGTAGCGGAAAACCTCGCGGATTATGTGCAGAACGGCGTGCAGCATTACGTGTTTGCTGTGGCCAGCATTGATGTGAATGGCAATATCACCGATTTGCGGCCAAAAGGTGCGCTGAACGAACAACAGGCCAGTGACGCGCTGAAAAAGCATGAGCAGTCCCGCAATCACCCGGATGCGACAACCAGCGAAAAGGGATTTACGCGCCTGAGCAGTGCGACAGACAGCGACAGCGAAGAACTGGCTGCAACGTCGAAAGCCGTAAAAATCGCGATGGATAATGCGAATGCGCGACTGGCAAAAGACCGGAACGGCGCTGATATTCCGAATCCGCCGTTGTTTGTCCAGAATATCGGCTTAAAGCCCACGGTTGATAAAGCTGCTAATGCCGTTGATAAAAATGGCGACACGATGACCGGAGGCTTGACGCTGGTCGAAAGCGATGTCGTCCTTAAAACATCAAGTTCAGACAGCCCGCAGTACACAATTATTAACACCGCAACGGGGGCGGCTGTGAGTCTGGATCTTATTGGCAGAAATTTCCGTTTTTTTGGTGTCCCGTGGGGTGGTGGTCCTGTTAAGCAATTTACGTTCAATATGGAAACTGGAGACATAATTATTCCCGGTACATTCAGGATCGGTAATACAGCGTTTGCTAGTGACGGTAATGTCTTTGGTACTGCATGGGGTGATGGCACTGGTAATGGTGGCTGGCTATATCAGTGGGTGACTAATTATATTAATAATACGAAATCCTGGGTTAACCAAAACTTTGTTACTGGCGTGAAACGTGGTGCACAGAGCAGTATGGTTATGGATGGCGGACTGGTGGAAGCGCCTGCCGGCTGCGTCCTGACTGGCGGGAACGGAAACGAGGGTAACCAGGTCGGTGTCGCTTTATATCGCCCTCTGCAAGTATGGCGAAATGGTGGCTGGGTAACGATTGGTGATTAAAAAATGAAATTAACTAATTTACAACGCTATATTCCTGACGAGTATTTTTTGGGTGATGATATTCAGTATTTTATCGATGCCACAGGAAAGGACTGGTATAAATCACTGCCCAAATTCACAAAGAAATACAGCCTTGCTATCGAAAATGATACGGGCGTTATTCGCAGTATCAGTGAAGATGCATCCCGGCTTTATCCCGGTGGTTTGACGGTTGTTGATGTTGACAGTATTCCTGATGGTTGTGACATTTTCGGTGGCTGGGTATTTGACGGAAAAAAAGTTATTCCCCGTGTGTATGCGCCAGAGGAATTACAACGTCAGGCAGAGGCAAAGAAAAAAACATTAAATGACGATGCAGAAGCCGCTATTGCTCCGCTTTTACGTGCCGTAAAACAGGGGATGGCAACCGACAAGGAAACATCACTGCTCACTGAATGGGAAAGATATTCGGTGCTTCTGAGCAGGATTGATGCCAGCAAGCCACTGGATATTGTCTGGCCGGAGGTGCCTGACAATGTGGTGTGAAGCACGTCTGGCCTTCACTGACTCGCTGGCCGCGCTGAATTGTTCCGTTATTCCGGCGCATCCATGGATCAACGGGCTGGGACAGCAGACGGATAACGGTGCATATCTTAGCCCGGTGAATGCTGTCCGCTATCTTGCCGGGAGGCTGGCCGGAACGGGCGGAAATGCCGATGTGATGATCATGATGGTGACTGGCCAGACGCATGAAAATTTCATGAGCAGCCTTAACAGCCTGGTGGATGTTTTCCCCGCACCGGCATTCACCCAGGTAAAGCGTCTGGCGCAATCCGCTGCGGCGCTGGCCATCGAAAAAATGCAGATCCCCGCGAAAGCCGGGGCAGGGTTGCCGGTTGCGGTTCCGTTGTCTGTGCCAACCAGCAGGGCGGCATTGTCCGCAGCGGCGATAAGTCAGGCACAAAAAGCGGCCAGTGCGGGCTTCAGTCTGGACGGCATGAAGCAGCAGCTGGGGGAGTTCGCGCAGCTGCGTGACAAACTTATCAGTGATGTGGCCAGCGGACTGGACGATTTACAGGGAAAAAGTGCCAGAGCCTGGGTTTTTACGGGCAATGGCGATACAGCCACCACGCTGCTGGAGCTGGTAAAAGATATTCCGCATCCATCAGCCGTTTATACGGCGGCGGTGATGCTGGTTGGTGACAATCTGGATGGAATAAAGGGAATGATTCATGACTTCGATCCCAACACTGGCGCTTAACGGCGAGGCCATACAGCTGAAAAACATGCGTGTAACCGTATCGCAGCAGTTCCAGGATAAAGACCAGTCCGGCCAGACCAGCGCCACCACAAAATCAGAGCAGGGGGCAAAGGGCAAGGAACTGCGTATCAGCGGTGAAATTCCGTTTAAAAGCCCGGAGATCCTGAAGCGTATTTTCGAGCTGGCCAGCGCCACGGATGCGGGAGGAAACCGCCAGAAATACCGTGTGGCGCATGAAGTGGCCAGAGCGGTGAACTTTCGTGAGGCGACATTCAGCGGGACGCTCGATGCGCCGCAGCAGGACGGAAAAATGGCCTGGCTGGTCACGTTTACGCTGGCAGAACATATCAGCGTGCAGGAAAAGCGGGAGGCCAGAGCCACAGGGAAATCCAGCGCGAAAAAACAGACGGCCGGAGGTACCGGACAGGCCGGTGGTCAGAGTGCCGGGGAAGATGAAGAAAAACTGACGTGGTTTGAGAAACGTGTGCTTAAACCCGTCAATGATGCTTTGGGTTAACGATGAAACCAGTTAAACGCCTGTACCTTTCAACGGATGAAGTTCACCTGGCGGATGCCAGTCTGGTGCTGGAGCTGAACAGCTGCGGCCGGGGATTTATTACTGCACAGACAACCGCGGACTATACCGGGAAACTGGTGCGGCTGGATGTGGGGTATTCTGACCTGCTTTTGCGCTGGTTTACCGGCTACGTGGAACGCTCGCAACCTGCTGAAAATGGCTTTCAGCGCCTGTTTGTACGTGAGCTGGTCGGTGTGTTTGAAAAAGCGTGGCCATGTTCATTTCAGCATCCCACGTTGCGTAAAATCGCCGGCTGGCTGACGGAAAACAGCGGGATAGCGGTCAGTGTGCCGGATACATCCTACAGCGATAAGCCGATCCCCCATTTTACCCATAACGGCACGGGTTATCAGTTGCTGAATAACCTGGGCAGGGCGTTCAGTATCCCGGATTACATCTGGTATCAGTTGCCGGATGGTTCCCTGTATGTGGGCGGTGCAGAAAAGGCGCTGTTTGCCGGTCGGCCGGTAGATATCCCCGCAGAGTTCAGCCAGGGCACGGCGGGCGGTAACTCCATGACGTTGCCGGTGATCCAGAGTCTGCGGCCGGGAGTGGAGCTGAACGGGGAGCGCGTGACCAGAGTTCATCTGACCAATGACACAATGGCTGTCACCTGGACACCCAGAAACCGCGCTACAGGTCAGCCATTACAGAAAACACCGGCACAGCGCCAGATTGAAAGCCATTACCCGGAACTGGCTTCCGGGCTGCACCTGCCGAAACTGGCCAGAGTGGTGGCACCCAGCGAAGCGGTGAAAAGCGGTGATTTTTCCGATCCGTTCCGGCCGCGTTATGCGGTAGATGTGCAGCTGCTTGACGCAGACGGCAATCCCGACAACCAGACGCCGGTTTATTCGGCGGTGCCGCTGCCGGTACCTATGGCCGGGAATGATTCGGGTATGTTCCAGTTCCCGCCAGAAGGGACGCTGGTTGAAGTCGCTTTTACCGGGGGGCGACCTGATAAACCGTTTATCAGGCAGACACTGCCGGATGGTACCAGCCTGCCGGATGTTAAACCCGGTGAGCAGCTGCAACAGCAGCGGGCGGAAGTGTCGCAACGTGTTACCCAGGCTGGCGACTGGGTGAGAAAGACCGATCAGACCATCAGCGAAACATCGATGGCGCGTACGGTCAAAGCCGACACGGAACAGCGTGATCTGGTCAGCCGTGAAACAACGGTTAAAGCCACGGATAAGACTACGGTTCTGGGTACCGCCACCCTGATGGCCGGTGCCATCCAGCAGGTCAGCGCCGGGGATTTTAGCCAGGCTGCGAAGGGTAACAGGCTGGCCAGCATTGAAGGGAATGACGAAACCGATATAACCGGCAAACAATCCACGAAAGTGGCCGGCGCCGTGGATATTGATGTGGGGGGAACCCTGACTGAAAAGATTGCCGCGCTGCGTAAATCGGTGGCGGCGGGCGGTCAGCAGATTATGGGACCAACCGTCCATATTGGCAGTGAGAGTGTCAACACGCTGACCATGATGCTGGATACCATTGATTTACTGGCAGAACTGGCGCAGCAGTGTGCGAGTCATTCACACCCCAGCGTGGGTACGCCAACCAATGCCGGCGCATTTACCCAGACGGCAGAGAAGGCCGGACAGACCCGCAATAAGTACCAGAGCATAATCGCCTGACCATCGCATCAGCCCGCATCTAAGCGGGCTTTTTTGTACCCGCCTCCAGACCTCACCAGACGCATTCTGAGCGTCGTTATTATCTGCACCCGTTCATCCCAACTAAATTAACTTCAGAAGCACAGCAAGGCGCTGATGCAGCCTGACGCGACGAAATAACGGCGGAAGTGACGAAAACGGCGCTACACCGCACCCGCCTGCGGTTTTCGTGTTGAGAATGATTTCAGTTTTTCCTGTAGTACAAAACACATCGCCAGACCGCGCCAGCGCTGGGGCTTTGGCAGCAGTTCGCCAACTGAAATGTGTGAAACAGATTTCAAGGATTTCAGTTTTTGTGCGATTGCCAGCAGTGGGTGAAAAATACCGGTTCCTGACTTCATGCGGGATTAACAGCGATTACGTGACTTTTTACGTAACAACAGCAGCGGGATCACGTAAGTGCGTGGAATTGTCCAGGCCTTACATGGCGTGCTCTGGCGCGGAATGACAGTGGAATGTGGAACTGAAATACCTTGCACAGCCTGAGCCATCGGCACACCTGCAATAACGTACATGAACCAGTGTTCAAATCACTAACAGATAGATATACAAAACTACCAACAAATCAGGGTGATTTCTGACCGATTCTGATTTTTTCAAAAATTTATGGGGGGCATCGGAAAACCGTCACAAACGTCACAAGATTTGAAAATTGTATCTATCTATATGATATATATAAGTAAATATGGTTATTGAAAACCATCACAAAAATATCACAACAGCATCACAGTGTGACGGTCTTAAATCATCACAACTCTGTTTTATAACTGACTGAATTTATTGGGTGTGACGGTTTACGTTACGTTTTGTGATGGTTTTACCGTCACAACATTTATTCATGATAATCAGATGGTTAAGGCGTGATTTCAAGAGGCGTGATGGTTGTGACGGTTTTCCGATGGCCGTCTTAAATATGAGCGGTGGGGGAGTGCAGATTCATTAACATTTAGCAGATACAAAAAAGCCCCGGAGAATGGGGCTATTGCTGCGTTTACTGGTCGTCTTGTTTGGGCGTAACAACCACTGATGCCAGCTTATCGATCAGACGTTCGCAAGCCTCAACATCTTTCAGGCTACGCAATTTTACCTTTGCTGTTTTAGGTTCATCACCGCGAGTGCAAAGATTCAACTCGATTTCAACATCGTTTCTGTTCAGTAATCCCATAATAACCCCTGCTAACTTCCTTGCCTGAGTGGCCACTTCAAAGATGAGATTAAGTCTATCCGGTGCATTGTTGGAAAAGCAAACAGTGTTACTAACGTCAAACCCGTTACTTTTGAAGTAATCTTTTATTGAAGCTGAAAGTTCAGGAGGGCAAGCAAGCCTGACGCCAGCCAGTTTTGATTGATGTAGTGGTGCTCCTTCTAACTCTTGCAT